CGCACCATTAAGATTGCAGGAGACAGGACTTACGAACCATGGACAGTTACCGTTCTTAACGACGCTAACTTCGTGATTAGAAATCAGTTGGAAAACTGGTCTACACAGATCCAAGCACTTCAACAGAACTTCCAATCATTCGATTCACCTGCTAACTACCAGACTCAGGCAATCGTCCGTCAGTATGACAGACAATCTGAGCAGACTCGTGCATACAAGTTTGAAGGTATCTGGCCAAGCAACATCAGTGCAATCGATCTTGCATGGGATAGCAACGATACTCCCGAAGAGTATACTGTTGAGTTCCAGGTTCAGTACTGGACTTATGCGTCAGACGTTAACGCAGCACATCACCAACCAAAAAACTAGTTTTTGGAAGTCGCTAAATAACTACAACCTAGTTACTTATTTGAATGGCTCAATTATTTGGTTATTCTCTTGATCGCAAGAAGAAGGGCTCCTCGCAACCGAAGGGTCCTTCTTTCGTGCGTAAAGATAGTGAGGACGCAGCCGAACCTATTGTAGCGGGTGGTTATTTCGGTCAGTATGTAGACTTTGGTGACAAAGAGTCATCCAAAGGCACGGAGATGGATCTCATTGGTAGATATCGTGAGATGAGTTTGCATCCAGAAGCGGATGCTGCTATCAACGATGTTGTTAATGAGGCAATCGCAGGTGAGTTAGACGATCATCCTATTGATATCGAGCTTTCTAACCTCCAAGTCTCCGATTCTATGAAGAAAAGAATCAGAGAGGAGTTTGAAAACGTCCTTTCTTTGTTGGATTTTGATAGAAGAGCGTACGATATTTTCCGCAGATGGTATATCGATGGTAGACTTTTCTACCATAAGATGATTAATCCTGAGAGACCTCAGGAAGGAATCACAGAATTAAGATATATCGACCCCCGCAAAATCAAAAAGGTTGTCGAATACGACAGAGGTAAAGGAGGATCTGGTCTTGCAAACGGACCTGGCGATCCCACTACAGAATCACTGGTGCCAAAGAGTTTAGAGTATTACATCTATGCTCCTAAAGGACTCCGTGGTTTTGAGAATAAAGGTGTAAAGATTGCACCCGACGCTATCTGTTATGTCCACTCTGGTAAGAGGGACATGAATAGAAATATTGTCTTATCTCACCTACATAAGGCAATCAAAGCACTCAATCAACTAAGAATGATTGAGGATTCTCTGGTTATCTATCGTCTATCCAGAGCACCCGAAAGAAGAATCTTCTACATCGATGTAGGAAACTTGCCTAAGCAAAAGGCAGAGCAATACCTCCGCGAGGTAATGAGTCGATATAGAAACAAACTGGTATACAATGCGGATACTGGTGAGATTCGAGACGACAAGAAATTCATGTCTATGCTAGAAGATTTCTGGCTACCAAGACGTGAAGGAGGAAGAGGCACAGAGATCTCTACATTGCCAGGTGGTCAAAACCTAGGTGAGTTGGAGGATGTCAAGTATTTCCAAAAGAAATTATATCGTGCACTCAACGTCCCTGAGTCCAGACTGGAATCAGATAACAGCTTCAACATTGGTAGGTCTGCAGAGATCACCAGAGACGAAGTTAAATTCCAAAAGTTTATAGTCAGACTCCGCAAACGTTTCAGTGATCTTTTTAATGATCTACTGAAGACCCAATTAGTCCTCAAAGGTGTTATCACACTTGAAGACTGGGATAACATGAAGGAGCATATCCAATACGATTACGTTGCAGATAACTACTTCTCTGAGCTTAAGCAACAAGAAATTCTTAACGAAAGACTTGCTTTGCTGCAGCAAATGGATCCATATGCGGGTAAATATTTCTCATTAGAGTATCTAAGACGTCAGATTCTACGTCAAACTGAGGCAGAATTTAACGAAATTGATAAGCAAATGAAGAAAGAAATCGATAGCGGACAGTTGATCGACCCAATGGCGATGCAACAACTGGAATTGGTACAAATGGAGATGTCTTTACAACCTCCTGAGCCTGATCCTGCGGAGCAAGGTATTGATCCCGCAGACTATGAGCAGGGAAATATATAAATAATATTATTGATTTATTAAATTATGCCTACTCAAGCAGCCTTAGATATCGTTAATGCACTTTTTGCAGGAAAGAAGGACGTAAGTGATTACGTTGCTACTGGAATGAAAGATGCTGCCGTCGATGCAATCGATGCGAGAAAAGCAGAGGTTGGCAAGACCATTCTTGCACCTGAGCCTCCCGAGGAGGAAGAGGTAGAGCAACCAGAAGCATCAACTGAAACAGAAGAACAACCAGAGGAGACACCCGATGAAACTGATCAGGGAGGAAATTGAATCCGCTAAGGTAACTATTACCGAAGGCAAGGATGGAAAGAAACGTCACTTCATTGAGGGCGTGTTCCTTCAAGGTGCCATCAAAAACCGTAATGGTAGGATGTATCCTGTGCAGACTCTTGCAAGAGAGGTTGATAAATATAACGAACAATACATTAAGAAAGGACGTGCACTCGGAGAGTTGGGTCATCCTGATGGTCCTACGATTAATCTCGACCGCGTGTCACATCTAATCACATCCCTTACTAATGAGGGAAACAACTTTATTGGAAAAGCGAGAATCCTCGACACTCCTATGGGTAACATTGCCAAGAATCTTCTTGATGAAGGTGTAAAACTTGGCGTTTCCTCTAGAGGATTGGGGACAATCAAGGAAGAAAATGGCATGAAAGTCGTCATGGATGACTTTATGCTTGCAACTGCAGCAGATATTGTTGCCGATCCTTCCGCACCCGATGCCTTTGTAGATGGCATCATGGAAGGAAAGGAATGGGTTTATGCAGGTGGAGCAATTCACGAGCAAACCATCGAGACAATTAAGCGTAGAATCGACAACGCTGCACGCTCACAAATGGAAGAAAGGAAACTTTCCGCGTTTGCTGAGTATCTTCAAAGTTTCTAATATATAAATAACTATAGCAATTACCGCCCTTTGTACACTTAGGAGACAATGATGTCTAAAATTGAAGAAAAAACACTGGATGAAAACGCAGTAACTAAAAACGCCAAACCTGCGGATCCAATGCCGAAAGCTGAATCTGGCACACCTGGTCAACCTGGTTATCAGGATCTTGGTGGACCTACTCCTCAGAATTCAAAACCTGACGACGAGTCTAATAAGTACAAGACTGGTGGCGGACCTACTGCTACTCCTCCTAGCACTAAACCATCTGATGCTAGTGGACAGAAGGCAGAGTTTAGCACTAAAGGTGATGTCAAGGCGGGACATGAGCCTGAAGGCGAAGTAATTGCTGAAGAGGACGCAGAGCAAAACGTCATTGAGGTTGACCTCAGTGCTGACGTGCAAGCTTTGACTGAAGGCGAAAACCTAAGTGAAGAATTCAAAGAGAAAGCAAAGACTATCTTTGAAGCTGCGGTTGTTTCTAGACTCAACGAAGAGTTGGATCGCATGCACGAGGAATACGCTAAAGTCCTTGAAGAAGAAATTGAATCTGTCAAAAAAGACCTTGCAGAAAAGGTTGACGACTACCTCTCATACTCAGTTAAAAACTGGATGGATACCAATTCCCTTGCTATTGAGCATGGTATCAAGAATGAGATGGCAGAAAACGTCCTAGACGGAATCAAAAAAGTTTTCGTCGAGAATCACATTGAGATTCCCGAGGAAAAACTTGATCTTGTTGATGAGATGACCTCACAACTCGATCAAATGGAAGATAAACTCAACCAGTCAATCGAAGAGAATGTTTCTCTGACCAAAGAGATTGGCGGCTATATTAAGAATGGGATTGTGAATGAAGCGTCCGAGGGTTTGACCCTTTCGCAACGCGAAAAACTGTCTGCTCTCGCAGAGGCTGTTGAGTTTGATGATGTTGAGTCCTTTAAAGAAAAGATCGAAACTCTCAGAGAGTCTTATTTCTCTTCTAAGTCCCCAGAGGCAGCAACTGCTCCTTCTGCTGACGTTGAAGTAGATCAACCAGAGGCTATCAATGAGGGTATGGATGCTTACGTTAAGGCTCTATCCCGTTGGTCAAAGTAATTAACCCCACAATTCCTAGAGGTAAAACAGAAAATGTTTAATTCTGAGCACTTGCAGGAGAAGTGGAACCCCATTCTTACACACGGCGATCTCCCTGAGATTGGTGATAACTATAGAAAGGCGGTTACCGCAGTTCTTCTCGAGAACCAAGAAAGATTTATCAAGGAAGAAGCTGGCGTATTGACTGAAGCCGCTCCTACCATGTCTGCAGGTACTGCAGGTTTCAGTGGTAGCAGCACAGCTACAGGTCCTGTCGCAGGTTTCGACCCAGTACTTATCTCCCTAATCAGGAGATCCATGCCTAAGCTGATCGCTTACGACATCGCAGGTGTACAACCTATGACTGGTCCTACTGGACTTATCTTCGCGATGAGATCTCGCTACGGCACTAACAGAACCGCAGGTTCAGAAGCATTCTTCAACGAAGCAGACTCCGAGTTTTCAGCAGAAAACGCAGCGTCTGACCTTGGAAGAACTGCTCAGTCAGGAAGCAACCCAGGTCTTCTCAATGACAGTGGCACTTATACCGTTTCTGATGGTATGCCTACTGCTGAGGCTGAAGCACTTGGTGACGCAGCTGGCAACCAATTCGCTGAGATGAACTTCAGCATTGAGAAAGTTACTGTGACTGCGAAGTCCAGAGCACTCAAAGCAGAGTATTCTCTTGAATTGGCTCAAGACCTTAAGGCAGTCCACGGACTTGATGCTGAGTCTGAGTTGGCAAACATTCTGTCAACTGAAGTTTTGGCTGAAATCAACCGTGAAGTTGTTAGATCTGTATACAGAGTCGCAAGACCTGGTGCACAAAACAACACTGCAACTGCAGGTATCTTCGACCTAGACGTTGACTCTAATGGTCGTTGGTCTGTTGAGAAATTCAAAGGTCTTCTTTTCCAGATCGAAAGAGATATGAATGCTATCGGGCATGAAACTCGTCGTGGAAAGGGTAACATCCTCATCTGCTCTGCAGACGTGGCTAGTGCTCTCTCAATGGCTGGTGTGCTTGATTACACTCCTGCTCTTTCTGGCAACAGCAACCTTCTTCCAGACGATAACAGCAGCACTCTTGCTGGTACTTTGAATGGTAGAATCAAGGTCTATGTTGATCCTTACTCTGCAAACGTAAGTGACAGACACTTCTATGTTGCAGGTTACAAAGGATCCTCTGCATACGATGCAGGACTCTTCTACTGTCCATATGTGCCTCTACAAATGGTCAGAGCTGTGGGTCAGGACACCTTCCAGCCAAAAATCGGGTTTAAGACTCGTTACGGCATGGTTGCTAACCCATTCGCTGAAGGCACTACACAAGGTAATGGCGATCTTGATCCTAACAAGAACCGTTACTACAGACGTGTGCTTGTTGACAATCTCATGTAAATCGTATTGTCACGATACAAAGACAGGGGGTGGCGAATGCCACCCTTTTTTATTAGGATGGTCCTAAATACTCGAAACGCATTAGCACCATGGTCGTATACGATTTTGTCTACGGAATTATGCTAACATTGATCATTGGATTATTTTTCATTTATCTATTGAGGCTGGGATCGTAACATGAGCAGAGGAGTTATCACAAAAGTAGACATGCTATCTCGTGTCTACAAGTATAAGAAAGGCTTATTTGACGGATCGTATCATGGGGAGTATACTGAAGAGCAGAAGGATGCTGCACATAAAGCATTCAATGATGTCCTAGACATGCTACAAGAATACATTGCATAACATGCGAAAAGATTTAGACAACATCGATGATCTTCTTGATGACATCGAAACCATGAAGAACAAAATCACCAGAATTGAGGACGTCACTGACTCTCCGAAAGACTGGAAAGATTTTTGGAATCATCCAGAGGACATTCATGATCAAAAAACTGATTGAAGCATTCCCTACTACTGAAATTGTTGAGTGGACTATGACCGAAGACAAAATCCGTAAGTATGCTTACACAAAAGGTGAAGTAGATGCGATGATTGCTGCTGCCGTGGAAGAGGCACGCAGAATTGACGAAGAGTCAATGAAAAAGCATAATCGTGACGCTACTGTAATCAGTATGATTCTAGGTTTCACATGCCTAGCACTATTCCTAGACGGCACTCTAAGATTGCTTGGTATCATTCCACCATTCATGGGGATTGATATTGATATCTTGGACAAAGTTGTGGAAGCAGTCAAACACGACTTAGCACCAATAC